ATTAATAATCTGCAAATTAAGCTTGTCAACGGTGCTACCATTAGCCTCAAAGGTGCTGACAGACCAGAGACAATGCGAGGTGTTAGCCTTAAGTTTTTAGTGTTAGATGAGTACGCGGACATGAAGCCTGACGTATTCGAGCAGATCCTGAGACCAGCACTAGCTGACCAAAAGGGCTGCGCAATGTTCATTGGTACGCCAATGGGAAGAAACCACTTTTATGACCTTTATAAATATGCGGACTTAGACGATGATCCGACTTACAAAGCATGGCACTTTACGTCATACGATAACCCTTTGCTGGACCCAGATGAAATCGACATTGCTAAACGCTCTATGTCGTCTTATGCGTTTCGTCAAGAATTTATGGCGTCGTTTGAAGCTCGTGGTTCGGAAATGTTCAAAGAAGATTGGGTACGCTTTGCAGAAGAGCCGCCGGAAGTAGGCGAGTACTACATTGCGATTGACTTAGCGGGTTTTGAAGAAGTTAACAAAAAACGAACTAAAAACTCTAAGCTTGACGACACAGCCATTTCTGTGGTAAAAGTAGAAGACAACGGGGATTGGTTTGTTGAAAACATTATATACGGGCGATGGACATTAGATGAAACAGCGGTCAAGATTTTTCAAGCTGTGCGTGATTACAGTCCTGTTTCTGTTGGCATTGAAAGAGGAATTGCTAAACAGGCAGTTATGTCTCCCCTTATGGACTTACAAAAGAAGTATGCCCAGTTTTTTAGAGTTGAAGAACTAACGCACGGTAACAGAAAAAAGACAGACAGAATAATGTGGAGTTTACAAGGTAGGTTTGAAAACGGTACTATTACCTTAAACAAGGGTGAATGGAATAGCAGATTCTTAGATCAGTTGTTTCAGTTCCCTGATCCACTAACGCACGATGATTTAGTTGATTCACTATCCTATGTCGATCAACTTGCAAACGTACCCTACGGTATAGGGGACATAGAGTTCGATGAACCTGAAATTTTAGATATTGTAGCGGGATATTGATATGACTGAACTATATGAACAAGATCCATTGATGATCCAAGAGTCTCTAGAAGATTGGGTTATAACTAAGTGTGAAGATTGGAGGGACAACTACGAAAGCAATTATGAACAGAAATTTGAAGAATATTATAGATTATGGCGTGGTCAATGGAGTGCTGCTGACAGTGAGCGTGGGTCTGAGCGTTCCCGCATTATTTCTCCTGCACTTCAACAGGCAGTTGAGTCTAATGTTGCTGAGTTAGAAGAAGCGACGTTTGGACGTGGTAAGTGGTTTGACGTTAGTGATAACTTTGGTGACACGGACAAGCAAGACGTACAGTTCTTACGTAACAAGCTTACAGAAGACTTTGAAAACTGTATGGTACGTAAGGCCGTTGCTGAATGCTTAATTAACTCAGCAGTGTTTGGTACAGGCATCGGTGAGATTGTCATTGAAGAGATGAAGGAAATGGTTCCTGCAACTCAACCTATTATGGGAGGTGATCTTCAGGCTGTTGGTGTAAACATTACTGAGCGTGTGGTTGTAAAGCTTAAGCCTGTGCTTCCTCAGAACTTTCTAATAGACCCTGTAGCAACGTCTGTAGAAGACGCTATGGGTGTAGCTGTTGATGAGTTTGTTAGTAAACACCATGTAGAAATGTTACAAGAACAAGGCGTGTACAAGGACGTGTACGTTGGTAACGCAGCGCCTGATACAGACCTAGAGCCTGACCAAGACCTTACTGTTTACAGCGACGACAAGGTACGGCTTACTAAGTACTATGGTTTAGTGCCACGAGAGCTTCTAGACGCCGCTATGAGCGACGATGACGAAGAAGAGGTAGAAGAGGAAGGGTCTGACTCAAAGTACGTAGAAGCCGTTGTAGTGATTGCTAACGGCGGTATACTGTTAAAGGCAGAAGCTAACCCTTACATGATGGAAGACCGTCCTATTGTAGCTTTCCCTTGGGACGTAGTACCCGGACGTTTTTGGGGTCGTGGTGTATGTGAAAAGGGCTACAACAGCCAGAAAGCCCTTGACACTGAGCTACGTGCTCGTATTGACGCTTTAAGCCTTACTATCCACCCAATGATGGCTATGGACGCTACACGCTTACCTAGAGGTTCTAAGCCAGAAGTACGCCCCGGTAAGATAATTTTAACTAGTGGAGACCCTCGTGAAGTACTTCAACCCTTTAACTTTGGGCAAGTTAATCAGATCACTTTTGCTCAGGCCGGAGCCTTGCAGCAGATGGTACAACAAGCAACAGGAGCCGTTGACTCAGCAGGAATTGCAGGTCAGGTTAACGGCGAGAGTACTGCCGCTGGTATTAGTATGTCTCTTGGCGCTATTATTAAACGTCATAAACGCACACTAATTAACTTCCAACAGTCTTTCTTAATTCCTTTTGTTAAGAAAGCAGCGTATCGCTACATGCAGTTTGATCCTGAAAACTACCCTGTAGCTGACTATAAGTTTAATGCTAGCAGTACTCTTGGTATTATTGCAAGGGAATACGAAGTAACTCAGTTAGTGCAGTTGTTACAGACTATGGGCAAAGAGTCTCCGTTATATAACACACTGATACAGTCTGTTGTTGACAACATGAACTTGTCTAACCGTGAAGAACTGGTTGCAGCTCTTGCTCAAGCTTCTCAGCCTAACCCTCAAGCACAGCAAATGCAACAACAAGCACAACAACTACAGATGCAGTTCCAGCAGTCACAGACTCAAGCACTATCTGCACAGGCTCAAGAATCACAAGCGCGAGCTGCTAAGTTAACTGCCGAAGCTGCTGTTGTACCGCAAGAACTAGAAATTGATAAGATCAATGCTATCACCCGAAACCTTCGTGAAGGTGATGCTGAAGATAAAGAGTTTGAGCGCCGTATGAAGGTAGCTGATACTCTCCTCAAAGAAAAGCAACTACAAGGTAAGACTAATGCTAATAACGCAAAAAGAGATGCAGTCCCTGCTGGACCAAGTCAACGACCACTTCAAAGGGACGTTCCAGCGCCTCAAAGACCTAGAGGACCAGCTGAACCAACTGGAAACCAAGGTGGAGGAATTATCTAATGCCAGCAAAGAAAGACCCAAAACTAGCACGAGCAGGGGTAAGCGGGTACAACAAGCCAAAGCGGACGCCTAGTCACAAAACTAAGAAGTTTGTAGTAGTTGCCAAGGAAGGTGACACAACTAAGACTATACGCTTTGGCGATCAAAACATGACGATTAAAAAAGACCAACCTGCACGTCGCAAGTCGTTCAGAGCAAGACACAAGTGTGACACAAGCCCACCCAGTAAGCTCACAGCTAGATACTGGTCATGTAAAAAATGGTAAGGAGATAGTTATGCCATACGGAACAGGAACATACGGAAATAAAGTTGGACGACCACCTGCTAAAAAGAAAAAGAAAGCCATGCCTGTAAAGCGCAGAAAAACTACTAGAAACGCTTGACATTCCTTAAAAAGTATGCTATAATTAAACTATAGTTAACAACTTTAGAGAAACTAATGACAACTGAGCTTGAAACTTATTTTAACAACTACAACGAACTCTTCAATAGCGAAGGTTTCAAACAACTCATCCAAGAACTTTCTACTAATGCACAACAGCTAGCAGACATACAAAGTGTAAAAAACGTAGAAGACCTCTTCTATCGTAAAGGCCAAGTAGCTGCTTTTGCAACAATAATTAATCTACAGAGTACTATAGAAGCCGCTAGGGACCAAGCAGAGGCTGAAGAAGAAGGCCCTGTAGATGTTTAAAATATACGACTTTCGTTGTACTAACGGACATGTCTTTGAAGAATTTGTAACGTCAGGTACTACAACCAGTAGGTGCGGTTGTGGTGCTAACGCTACAAAAATGGTATCTGCCCCGTCTTTCCACCTTAATGGCTCTGATGGTTCATTCCCCGGAGCACACATTAAATGGACTAGGGAACACGAAAAAGCAGGTAGTAAATAATAACTCCACAATGATTATAATCACGGAGCTTAATAATGTCAAGAGCAACATTAGTTGACCCGCAGCCCGAAATGGAAAACGCGGACGATATAAATGAAGAAGCAAATGAGACTCAGTACGTAGAAGAACAAACTGAACAACCTCAAGAGCAGTCTACCCTTCCAGAGAAGTACCAAGGTAAGTCAATGGAAGAAGTTGTACAGATGCACCAAGAAGCTGAAAAGCTTTTAGGTCGTCAGTCCGGTGAGGTAGGTGAACTTCGAAAAGTGGTAGATGATTATATTTCTAATCAAACTATCGCACAAGCACCTCAACAAACTGTTGAGCCTGAAGATGACATAGATTACTTCACTGATCCACAAGGTGCTGTTAATCGTGCTATTGAGAACCACCCTAAAATTAGAGAAGCACAGCAGTACACTGAGCAGTACAAAAAGCAGTCGTCACTTGCAACGCTTCAGTCTAAACACCCAGACATGCAAAATATACTTAGTGACCCTAAGTTTGCAGAATGGATCAAAGCGTCTAAGATTAGGACTCAGTTGTTTGTAGCGGCTGACCAACAGTATGATGCTGACTCTGCTGATGAACTGTTTACACTCTGGAAAGAACGTAAAGTAGTGACACAGCAAACCGCCAATGTTGAAAAACAGGCTAGGAAGCAAACACTGAAGGCAGCTAGTACAGGTAATGCACGAGGCAGTAGCCAAGGGACAAGGAAGAAAGTGTATCGTCGGGCCGATATTATTAAACTTATGAGAACAGACCCTGACCGTTATACAGCATTAGCCGATGAAATCATGGCAGCTTATGCGGAGGGTCGAGTAAAATAATCTAGGAGATTACAATGGCTACTCAAACTTATCCCGGCACGGTTGGCGGTGGAAGTATCGTCAACAAAACAGCAGCTGCTACTTTTATTCCAGAAATCTGGAGTGACGAAGTAATTGCTGCATATCAGAAGAACCTTAAGATGGCTCCTCTGGTCAAGAAGCTTCCAATGACAGGCAAGAAGGGTGATGTAATTCACATTCCTAAGCCTATCCGTGGTGCTGCTTCTGCTAAGGTTGCTGACACTGCTGTCAACATCCAAGCAAACGTAGAAGGCGAATTGCAGGTTACTGTTGATCGTCACTTCGAGTACTCACGTTTCATCGAAGACATTGTAGAAGTACAGGCGCTTAACAGCCTCCGTCAGTTCTACACTGAAGACGCTGGTTATCAGTTGGCTCTTAAGGTTGACACTGACCTTATGAATGCTGCTACTGGTTTCGGTAACGGAACTATGGACCTTGCTGCTCCTTCTGGTGCTGACTGGGTTAACAGCAACAGCTACTACTTTGACGCTGCTTCTGCCGGTGGTACTCCACTGACAGCCTTTGCTGCTGCAGCTGTCGCTGCTGGTGATGTCTTCACTGACGCTGGTTTCCGTCAAGCTATCCAGTTGTTGGATGATGCTGATGTACCAATGGACGGACGTTGCATTATCGTTCCTCCAGTAGTACGTAACACCATCATGGGTACTGAGCGATTCTCGTCTTCTGACTTCGTATCAGGACAAACTGTTAACACTGGCCTTATCGGTAACTTGTATGGCGTAGATGTATACGTTTCATCCAACTGCCCAACACTTGAGACCAATGTACGTGGTTGTATCCTCATGCAGAAGGACGCCCTTGTCCACGCAGAGCAGATGTCTGTACGTTCACAGACTCAGTACAAGCAAGAGTACCTCTCAACGCTGTACACTGCTGACACCCTCTACGGTGTTCAGGTATACCGTCCAGAAGCTGGTCTGGTACTTGCTGTCCACGACGCGTAAGTAGTTCTGAGGGGAAAGCTGGCAACAGTTAGTACCCTCATTTTATTTCTTCAAAACCTACGACTACTTTACTGAGAGCAATAAGCCATGACTGACTATACAAAGACTACTGACTTTACATCAAAAGATTCCTTACCGTCAGGCGACTCAGGTAAAATCATTCGAGGCGCTGAATTTGGTACAGAGTTTGACAATATTCAAACAGCAGTAAATTCCAAGTCAAACATAAATAACCCCTCATTTACCGGCAACATTACAGTCACAGGTACTGTAGATGGCCGTGACATCGCTGCTGACGGCACTAAACTAGACACCATTGAGACTAGCGCAGACGTTACTGACACAGCTAACGTGACTGCTGCTGGCGCTGTAGCGCCAGCAGCAGTCACGTTA